TCCCTTATGGATAATCTGTTTTACTTCGCCTTCCTCCCTGCCTTCATCAATAATCCTTGCAAATTCATCTACCTTCTGCAGGGCGTATTCTTTTTCCCAGGCCAGCTGTCCGATTATCTTTGACATCCTCTCTGCCATCGGGTTTCCGTGTATTCTGCAGAGGATGTCTCCCATGTTGTGACAATCATTGCACACCGGCACTTTCAATCCATCCTTTTCGCTCAGTTCTCTGCCAGCAGTGCCGAACACCAAATGATGCTCGGCCTCTGATGGTCTGCCGCAGATAAAGCAAATCTCCGGATAATCTGTTACAATCCCTTTGCTCATTGCTCTAACCTACTTTCTGTTTCCCAGTCCTACAAATACCAGGAATGCTAATACCGCAAGTGCTGCCATAATCTCGCCTCCTAACCGAAAATCACATCACCGAATAGCGCATACTGGATAATCGCATCACACACGATTGCGTCCGCATTGCAGGTATCGAATCGGATCTTTCCGTCGATCTGTTCCAGGCAGTTGCAGCCGACCGGTGTTATCGCCCACAGTTCAACTCCCTTCTTAAACTTCTCTAAGTCCAGCTCATAATACTCCGTATCGTCTTTGTCGAACGGCTCCGGCAGATGCAGTCTCAGCTTACCGCCTCTTGCAATCTGTTCACTTCCGTACTCTCCGAGGTAGCCGCCCATCACCTTCGCCTCGTCGCACCAGTAATTTATGCCTCCTTCCAATGCTCCGCACATAATGTCGTCAATATCTTCCTGGGTAAGTACAATTTCCAATGCTACCTTCACAACTTCCAGCTTCTCGTTTTTCTTATTTGCCATTTGCCTCATTCTCCTTCTCTCTGAACCTTTTATTTATCTCAGCCTGTGTTTCATCATCAAATAACTTAAAATTGACTCCTGCGCCTATAAACTGATTTAAGATACAATCCTGCACCGCCTTGACTGTCGCCCAGTCCGGTTCATCATCCTGCGTTCTGATACCGAACTGAACCATGTAGTCCTCGATCACGTGCCACAACTCATATTCCAGCTCGTCCATACATCCGAGTGCCGATACGTCCACGACCGCCGGTGCTGTTATTTTCTTTCCGTCTGCCAGTTCCAGGTCTATTGTGTCAATCTCTTCTCCGAACTCACCGCCTTTCTTGTGGTGTGCCAGGATGTCGCCTGCAAAGTCATAGCCTCTGTCGATCATAGCCTCGCTGTTGTCGTCGTACAGTCTGAAACATCCGGCCAGTTCGCCCTTCTCGTGTCTCTGCAGAACTTCTTCCCAGGTCAGCTTTCGCATTCCCAACCAGGTGTAACCCATTATTCATCGCCTCCTTCATAATCTGCCCCGCAGTACGGACACTTTGTTACTCCGTAGCAGTTAAACATCTTCCCGCATTCCTTGCAGGTGTCCAGCTCCCCATTTCTCTGCCAATCTTCCAGCAGACTACTTACGTGCTGCCAGTCCAACGCCTCGAAAACTTCCTCTGCCAAATCGTCCTGCTGGTTGCACTCCTGCAGGATGCTGTTTCTCGTGTACACTGTATCGGATAATTCCGGGATGTAACACGGATCATCCGGTCTGTGATAAAACGCATCTTCGTCTTTGAAGATATGTCCCTGTCCGTAGAACTCACGGACGATCTTCTCACCTTCTCCATTTTCATCCGGCGGCGTGTAACTGCCAACCAGTACCGGGATGTTTACTTTCTGCAAGGCCTGCGACAGTTCCAATATCATACCGTCAATGGCTTCTGCATCCTTTACAAGCTCCCTTGTGGAAGGAACTCCACTCGTTCCGCTTCTCTTGGCCTCTATCCACATTTCAATATGCTCGTCGATGTCGAAATCTTCGTAATAGGATTCCAAGCTGTCCTTGAAACTATCTGCCTGGTTCTCTTCATCGAAATCAATCGTCATAGAGAAATCTTCGCCTGCAGGTGACGACTGCCCGATTTCAACATAGGTTCTTCTACTGCCCGGCTCAATGTAGGTTTCCCAGTTCCACCCCATTTCTTCTGCCTTGTCGAGAAGCATTTTCAAGCCTCTCGATATGTCCTTGTATTCTTCCATATCCTCATTCCTCCGCATCTGCGTAGTACGCATCGAATGCAATACCGGCATTTACCAGCTTATCTTCTAGGTAATTACCGTAGCACCAGCCGTCTCCATCTTCCCAAAAACTGTCCCAGGCTTTCTCCAATACCTCTCTCGCCTTCTCTTCATCATCTTTGCTTACAACAAACACGCAATCCATCCAGTCGTTTAACTGTGACTGCACTCTGATTACGCTTTCCTTTAATACTTCCACTCCGATATTCATTGTGTCTGCTCCTTCCTCAAATGTAATAGCAACTGAAATTCCAGTGATGCCCGAACTCATAGTACAAGCCGTATCTCTCGAATATCTTGTCAAATTCTCTTCTCACCGAAGGAAGGATGCCGTAATACAACATCTCGCATACCGGACCTTCAAAGCTCATGCTGAGAATGTGGTCCGGATTCACGTACTCGAAATACGTTCTTGGGTCCTGGTTCTCTTCCTCGATCAGATGCTCTCTGTCGTTGTAGTAATACTTTCCGGTTACCGGATCATGCTGTGTGAACCGCTTTCCGTTGAAATAGATGTCTACATCCTGCCATAACCCATGCTCCAGCAGAAACTCTCTGATTTCCTTTGCCAGGTTCTCAATCTGCTCTGCCGTCAGCTTTGCCGTTGAACTCATGCAACCTCCTCCTTTCTTACTCTCTTCTTAACAAGTCTTGCTGGGTACTGAGGCTGATTCTCTCTGTACTCTTTCAGTCTCGCCCTTGCCTCTTCTCTTGTGAACTCTGTCAATGTGTACTCCCAGCCGTACCCGTAATTCAGCTGCAACTCCCAGGTGTCGATTGTCTTTCTCTCGTATGCCATCCTACGCAACCTCCTCTTTCTTCGGCTTTCTGCCACGTCTCTTCGGCTTTTCGGCCGGCTTTTCTTCCTTGACCTCTTCTGTAGGTTCCTCGGCCACCTGCTCCTCAACCTTCTCTTCGGCCGCCGGTTCTTCCTTGACTACCGGCTCTGCAGGAAGCACAACATCCAGCTTGTATCTCTTTGTAATGCTCTGAATCATCGTCGCTACCTCTGTGTTTACTTCCTGGATTTCGTCCTCGGTAAGTCCTTCTGTCAAGCTCTCTGTCTCGGTCCAATATCCTGCATTATCCAGGAAATGATTTAATACCTTCTTTGCTCTATCATGTTTTACGTCCCACTTCATATCGTTTACCTCTCTTTCTTTTCTCCGGCGATCAATGCCAGTACCACTACTCCATTTATCAAAATTGCTACCAAATTCTTCGCTCTCATACCGTCGTATATGCCGACCATAAAGTTGATGAACAATACCGACTGCAGGAACTGTCTTAATTTCTTCATTGCCAAATCAGCCTCCTTTATGATAGACTTAACAGTTGAGAGGCGGTGTTGCTGCCTCCCGACCATTAAGGGAACTACTTAATCAATCAAACCTAACCATTTCAGAATTGCCGTAATCACTGACACAATCATGATTACTATGGTGGAGATTATGCTGGCCTGCTTTTCTCTCTTCTGTAATTTAAGGTTTTCGATTTCAAGTAGTTCCTTTTCCTTTGTAGAAAAGTCTTTCTTCCTCCTTTCTTCGGATTTAATCAAATTGTTTTGTTTGATTATGGTTATATTATAACTCGCAGTTGCGTATTTGTCAATAGATATACTTCTATTTTCCGAGTTTTTGCCAAATAATTTCCGCACTTGCGACAACTTCTGTAATTTCCGGATCATCAACACCGACTGGTACATTGCTCCGCATTTTCATTTGCGAGGACCGCAAACCCGCATGGTTGCCTGGTGCATTGTAAGATTTCTTACATGATTTCTTCTAAGGTTTCTACAAGGATTCTTTACTAGATATTAGAGATTAGATAATAGATATTAGAGATAGAATAATATATGCTCATTTGCGTACTCTCAAAAGCGTATTTTATCCACAAATGCGTGTGAATAATGTGGATAAATCCATCTCCTAAAGCATATATGTCTTAGACTTCGTACACGCTTCAATACCGGATTGTTGCTCTTAGGCATAGGATAGGTACTAAAATCTCCTATCGTGTCTCAGGCACATTTCGTCAATTTTCCCGGTCTTATTTTGGTTATTTTGTATATTGATTTTACCTGCAGTCTTGTTCCGCTTTTCTGCAATAAAAAAAGAGCCTACAACCCTTACGGATCATAGGCCCTTACGCTTAACCTTCTGAATTGATGAAGTCCTTGCAGTCTAACTCCCGGTACGCCTTTTCAAAGGTTTCCTTCGGACTCCAACTTACATAGCCATCCGGATATTTAACAGCGTATCCAGGTACACCGTTTTTCTCCGTCGGTTCAGCTTTTACAATTTTCACGCCGATGTAATTCTTCACGTCACCATTCCTCCTGTTATTTTACTCTGATCGTATCTCCTGCGATGATAAGGTTCGGATTCTCGATGCCATTGAGGTTCACCAGTGCCTCGACTGATGTTCCGAATTTCTTGGCAATTCCGGAAAGTGTATCACCGTTCTCGATTGTGTAATACTTTTTGTTTCCAGCATTTATAGCATCCTGGACCTCTTGCCATCTATCGCCGAGAACTGTTCTTCTCACTTCACCGCCGCCGTACTTATCGGCCCATACTTCATCCACAAGCTCCTGCGTAGACGCATTGTGAATGTGATTGATAACATCCTGGACTTCCTGCCATCTACTGCCAAGTGCGTCCTTTCTCTCCTGTCCACTTCCAAACTCGTCCTTCATGGTTCTATACACCAGGTCAAGCGTGCTTCCTCCCGGTTCTGCAGGTGCCGGTTCCTCCGGATCTGCATTTCCACTGTCCGCAGAAAATCCATTAAGTCCAGCATTTTTAATCTCTGCCTCAAAATCACGATAGCAGAAATCCTGGTCCACTGTTGTTCCGCAGATTGTCTTATCCGCAATAAAGTTCTGACCACCTCCATACTGCCATATATCGTGAGCCGTTGAAGGCTCATTGCTCGAATACTTCGCTACCCAATGAGTAAACCTCTGCAGTCTCGAATCGTCTACGTGAGATGAAAAATGTGAATCTGATGTGTAGACACCTACAAAGTAGCCGGCCTTTTCGCATTTGTCGCAGAAAGCAATCACAATATCTGTGAGTGTTTCTCTGCTGTTATTCAACATATTACCCTCGACATCATAGTATATCGGGAACTCGAACTGTTTTCCTGCGATTACTGACAGGAAATGTTCTGCCTCTGCCTCTGCTTCCGCAACTGACTTTGCATTGCCGTAATAGTACGCTCCGACCGGCATTCCGATAGCCTTGCACTGTGCATAGTAATTTTCAAATTTGCTGTCCTTATACTTTCCGGCATCTGCCCCTGCAGCTTTGACGATCACAAATTTTACTCCTCTTTCGTTCCTGGCCTGCTCGATGTTAAAATCTCCCTGCCAATGTGAAATATCAATACCAAATAGTTTTTCCATAGAAACTCCTCCTTAAATCAAAATAAGGGGCAGCTTTTCAGCCACCCCCATTGTGCTATATCTCTTTCAGAACCTACGCTTTGATTAACTTACCATTTTTTAGCAGGTTAACCATTTTGAGATTCTGAGCCGCCGTATATGCGTAGTTCGTAATACCGTTCGCCGCCGCAATCTTCGCACGGTGTGCTTTGGAAGTATCTTTCTCCCCTACGGCAGCAAGTGCGGTAATGATAGAACCCGATGACCCGCTATACTTAGGGTAGTAGCTGGTACTTCGTCTCGGATTTCCGGAAACGACTACTACCGTGTGTCCCTTAGTCTTTGTTACAAGCACATCGCCGTTGAACAGCTCCGTCTTGGAAGTTACTGCAATCTTATCCATAAACTGCCCTGTCGCTCTGAGAGTTGAAACTTCGGATGATGTGTTGAAGTTTCCAGGGTCAAAACCTGCCTGGATGCAGCACGCTCTTACAAGTGAACTGCAGTCTGCTTCCGTCTTGGCTGAAATCTTGGAAAGTTTCCCTGCTTTTCTCAACTGCTCCACAACTCCGCTTCTGTGTCCCTGGCAGTAACCAATGTTGTCATTTCGGCAAGCCTGCAGCATCGCTTCGGCAATAGCATTTGCCACCGCAACGCTCTTCGGTCTGAGACAATACCAGCCTTTTGTATGGACGTAGTACGCCTGGGTAGACACCTCTTTGCCTGTCTGATCTCCCGGTTTTCCTCCCTGCACGTGACCGTTTTCGTCAATTCTTGCGCTTCCAACTATTAAACTCATAGTCATTCCTCCTAACAAAATAGGGCAGTCCTAAGACCGCCCTGTGCTTACAATATGTTCCCGGACTACTCCTCGTCCTCGCTTCCGGAATCAAGATTTGCTGAATCCGTCAAGCCTTCTCCGATGATGTATGCTACAACGGATGCACCGGCCATAATAAGTGCCGTTACCTGTGTTGCTGTATTCTCAGCTCCGCCAGTTGCTACGATCATCATAGATACAAAGGACGCTACTGCAGTCCATAACTTTCTGCTTGTGAGTTTTCTCACCCAGTTAATTTTCTTCATGGTTCATTACCTCCTGTTATAAAAATGAATTTTCTTCCATGCACTTCTGATACACATTTTCGATTTTGGCAATGGCGTTAACCGCCTTGTCGTTCTGATAATCCGGATGCGTTCTGCAGTAATTCTTATAGTGCGAAATATCCGCTAAAATCTGATTGAAAAACTCTTCGGAATGTTTAACATCCCTTCTCAGCTCGTCTGCAAATCGTAGGATTTTTGTTCGGCATTCGTCCGCATCATCCTTGTCCATTCGTTTTTCGAGCTTATTGTGTTTTTCTCCCAGGTCCTTCAACTCTTCCTGCACTGATTCCAGTTTATCCATGACATCTTTGTTCATGGATTTTCCGATGGCTCTCATGCCCTTTCCGATAGCCTTTCCAAATGCAGACCATGGATTTACTTTGATCGGTACAATCTGTACGATCGTCAAGAAGAGTAGTAATGCTCCTCCGCTTGCAAGAATTTCATTCAAAGACATTGGCTCTCTTACCTCCTTCCCAAACACACCGCAGTTCATACGGAATGTCTGTAATATCTGCCGCCTTTTCACCCAAAATGGCCTCTATTACTGCATAAAGAATGGCATCCGCACGTGGGTCCTCGTCGAACCGGTACAGATGCCATACCAAATTGTTATGCAGGTTCAGCAGACTTTCCTCGTCTGCCTCGGTAGCGAGCAAGCCTAACTCTGATGCCGCCCTTTCCAGGCGGTCATAGTCGTAAAATTCTGCGTAACGGATCATACCTTGTACTTACGACCTGTGATTTCCTCGTACTCTTCCTCGGTAATCTTGCCTTTCTTGACGGCATTCTTAACCATAGCCAGGTTCCAACGCTTCGTGTCGTAGTAATCTTTGATTCTGTCGAACCAATCGCTGTGCTGCACTTCTTCCTGGATTGTCTCCTCTGCAGGTGTCTCAACTGCTTCTGTTACTTCCTTCGTCTTTGCCATCTTACTCTTCCTCGCTTTCTCCGATATTGGTTGCTGAGTCGCCCGCATCCGGGAACTCAATGTCTGCCATCATTGCCAGGTAATCAATCTTGGCATTCTGATCGGCAAGCTCTGCCTTAATGTTCTCTTCGGCTCTCATTTTGGCGACATCGCCGCCATTCTTCCTTACTTCCATTTGGCTACCTCCATAATTCTTTATAAAATTTATCCATCCGCTGCAGGAGCTTGAAACTGTTGCCCTTGCTTGCGTGATTTCTCCAAGCGTAATAGCTGTCGTCTACCTTAGCCTTTGTGATTTCGCCTCTTTTGGCTTTCTTCACCAGCCTTCGTAATATCCGCCGTCTCTCTTTGACGTTCTTCGGATCGATTGTCATAATAACCTTCCCGGTATCTGTGAGCCGGTATTTGAACCCAAGAAACATGAAACCGTCCTTGATGTCAAAAACCCTCGTTTTCTTTGGATTGAACTCTAACCCCTTTTCTTCCAGTATCTTTCCGATTGCTACTTTGCAATCTTCCAGGTGTTCTCTCGTTTGATGAAACAGCAACGAATCGTCCATATATCTGCCGAACTCTTCTGCTTTCAGTTCTTCCTTGATTTTGTGGTCGTGATCGTCGAGTGCGGATATACCGACAATTTGCACCATCTGACTTCCTGGGTTATATCCCACGTCTCCGGCGTACTGTTTGTCGAGTACATCAATAGCTCTCTTTGCTATTTCCGGTTCCAGCTTTCTCTCTAACATTGCATTAGTCAAGTCATGCCGCATATTCGGATAATAGCCGTGAACGTCTATCTGCAGACCGTAAAAATCTGTACCGTATTTCCGGTACATTCTCTGCAGGAACACTTTCATTCTGTCTCTCGCATCATCGGTACCTTTGCCACGCTGGCAGGCCCAATTATCACGAATGAACGAATTTGTCATTATTGGGTACAGTGCGTTGTCGTTCAAACTTCTCTGATAAACACGGTCTCTGAAACATACACTGATGATTTCTCTTTTCTTCGGCCTGGTTATCGTGAATTTCGCTATCTGCCTTGCCTTGTAGGTTTCATTTTCCAACTGCTCGTTGAGCTTGTATGTTTCCTCCAGGCTGTTCAATACATAATGTGCAACGGACTCTTTCCAAATAACTCCTTTCTTGCACTTGTGCATCGAATCATATAAGGCTTCAAAGCCGATTACTTCTTCCATATCCATAAAACTTATAGATAGGTCCATAGCGTTGACAGCGGGTAACAGTCGTTCTCCGGCTGACCGCATCGCTACAGTGTTGTTCGCCTTACGGCCGGATGCAGGCTCCTTGTGTTTGATTGGTTGGAGCGCCATTCTTACGGAATAGCCTTTATGTCCTTAATACCACACAATCCGGGGCGCAGCGATTGGCGTTGATGGCGTTGTTGTTGTTGACGTTGCCGCTAGAGTTCACGTACCACGTATTGTACGAATTGCCACGATTAGCCGAGCGCAAGCGGACGTTCTGCGTTTAGCCTACATCCGTATAATAAAAACTACTCCGAAATTTGGGAGTAGCGTTTACTATCACTTTCATTCCAACTACGGATCATACCTCGGACTTTCAAAACCTTACCGGTCCAAAATTTGATTCGCTTATTTTTGAGATGAAACGAGGATTTCGCAATTCCGATCAGAGCCAGGAGCCTGTTGCATTCCCTGGCCGCACGAAGTTGTAGCTCCCTGCGGACTCTCCAATCATCTTTAGTCGTTACCCTTACATTGTTGGCATCCCAAGCATCGATGTAGATACTCTTTGCAGTCTCGATAATGTCGTCTGTAACTTGTCTTTGGTACTCCGGAAGAAAAATTTTCTCGTTCTTCGTGATTCTGAGAGTGTAAGTTACTAAGTCCAACGCCTGCACGAATACTTCCAGTCTGCTTTCTCTTCTTTCTCCAACTGGTACTGACACGCTATGTTCCTCCTTTCTCTGAAATTATACCCGGCATCCGTGGGTGCCGGGATTTATTGATTGCTGATTAGCAGAAGTCACAAGCCGGGGCGCAGCGAATGGCGGTGACGGCGTAGTAGTTGCTGACGTAGCCGCTAGAGTACACGCACCACGTAACGTACGAATGGCCACGATAAGCCGAGCGCAAGCGGACGTACTGCGGTGAAGTGTGATTCTCAATCGCAAATGTACGAATCTGAGGGTATGTCTGCCATTTTTTCATCTTGGTTGTCATATTAGAAGCTCTCTTCCAATAATCCCAAGTAGAACCCTCTCCTGCAAGTTCCGGTTCAATCGACATCTGTTCCAACGCAGGCAGATAAATCTTGTCATACGTTGTTTCGAGCGGTTCAACTGAGTTGCTGCTTGTGGAATCCGTAACGGTATTGAGCGCTGTTACAACCTTTGTCGGTCTGAGGATTTCCAGGAAATCTGCGTCAAAACCTGTTAAGAAGCCGGCCTTTGTTGCAAGCTGATCCGGGCATCTGTCGTAATCATTCTGTGGAGTCCACCACTCGCCTACTCCCTTATCAGAGTTAAGCCACTGCCTCATTGCTGACTGGGACCATCTGTTGTAGCCGTATGCTGTTCTCTGCAAGCAGTTGAGTTTTCCATCTCCTCCGAACTTTAAGACTCCGAGGCTTGTTCCGGAACTTCCTTCTGTTACCGGAACCGTCTCAATAGCGTCCACCGCCGTCTTACTGTTGTATGAATATACTTTCCAAGTAGAAGGTGCCTGATCCGGTGCGCCTCTGAATCCGGCAAGCTGTCCGCCTGCTGGCACAGGCTTTGTGAGCGTAAACTGGTATTTTTTTCCGGCTACGCAATATCCTTTGTCACCCCATGTAGTGCCAATCTCAATATAGTACGTTCCTGCAGCAAGTCCTTCTGTCGCATAGAAAAACGCCTGGTACTGATTGAACTGCACCCCGAACGGTGTAGCATAGTGCCACTGTACGGTCATGCTCGGAAGTTCCTCACCATCCTGCAATGCTGATGTTCCAAAAGCTACAATATCAAGCGGTATATCGTATTTCTGCCTCGTTGCGATGTCCGTCCAAGGAACGATAATCTGATCGCCAACCTGGAACACTTTACTTGCCTGGCCTGCGCGCACAACATTAAGTACATCCTTAATGGATGTCGGCTTATAATTGATGCCGCTGGCAAGTGATGTTAAAATCTCATTCTGTAACTGCATCTGAGCTACAACCTGCTTTGCTGTTTCGTCCAGCACTACCGGTTTTGTTACTTTACTCATTCTTGTATGCCTCCTTATTCTTCAAATGTCTGACACAGAACACCATCCACGAGAGAAAAACCTTCATCATCCATTCTGTCTTTCAGATAATTGTCATTCTCGATCAGCTGTTTAGGTGCTGCGTTGATGTTGTCTGCATGGTTTGTGTCCGTAACCTCAACATTCGGCACGGACTGAGAAAAATTTCTCGTTGTCGGTGTGTAATTCTTCACGTTTTGCCTCCTTCCTGGCCTAGAAGATGTCGTCAAGCACGTATGTCTGCTCTACATCATCATCCTTGCCCTTCCTGGTAAAGGTCTTGATGCACACAATGTCGCCGTTGGTGTCATACAATCCGATTTCGCTGATCTCTTTTCCAGCAAGTTCACTCTCTGCAAGGGTACATTCGTATCTGCAGGTTGTGTCGTTTGGGAATGTGTAACCATCAATGGCTTTGCGGAACAATTCCTTATTGAGCCTAGACTGGGATTCCGCCGGTGCAATGACCGTACCGGAACTGTTTACACCGCCCTCGCCAAACGCCATACCGATAATCTTTGGAAGCGTAATGGCTCCGGCACGTGCCTTAACCAGGTTCTCCCTGGCTTTCTTCGTGATCACCACGTTTTTGCTCTTTTCTGTACTCATTGGATATACTCCTTTCTATAAATTGAATTAAGATTTTTCTTACCGTTCAGCATATTGCCGCCATCGAAAAACCAGTAATTCCTTGTTTTGGTAATGACCTGCACCGATACATCCGAATCTTCTCTTTTGATTCCCATGTGATGTGTAACTGATGCTTCAAATCGTTTATTACCACCTCTGTACTCCAACGCCGTATTTCCGTCGAGTAACAGTTTTCCGTCCAAATAGACGGTATTCCAAAAGTCGGCCTCGAACTCCGAGCGTATTGCCGCCCGAACCTCTGAACCCGTTCGCAGGTCATAAGCACTTCGTACTTTCAATACGTCTGTGACCTCGTTATGGGCGAAGGCAACCATTGCAACGATTGCAACGCCCAGTTGATAGCCTCGTGTAACATCAAGCCTATGTGAGCCGTCCAAATCCCACGAACCATCCAGTAGGTGCGTATTCCAAAAAATGATGTCCGAGGCGATCCGGATTGCTCCTGCCTTGACATCATTTTCTGTTTTCTGTTCTGCTCTGAATTTTACCTTCTGCAGGTCTGCGTCTGTCGGTGTTGTAAATCCACCGAGCATATACTTAAAACCAAGCATCAGATTGTATCTCATATACGGATAGAGAAGGCTGGAACCGTCCAGCGGTTTTCTTCCATCCAGCAGATCGCTATACCAAAATGACTCTGCGATATGGAAGATTATCTTTTTCAGATTCATCTCCTCTAAGTTCCGATTGTCTGATACAATCTCGGTTCGGTCATTCATCGTAAACATCGTGTGTGACTGTTTCAGCTCATTCAGCATAGCTCTCGCTCGCTTTGATGCAAGTGTCCCTTCGCCCATAAAGTATGCTTTGAACACATTCGGGTGTGGCGCCACAAAACCATAATCTCCCGGATCGTTGATGTCTGCAATTCGTACATCAAATCCGGTAGCGGTTTTTAAGTACCCTTCCATCCGATACGGTGTCATCGGCGCCCGATAGTCTCTCTTCCGGTAAATCAGCTGTCGCCTCTCCTCGTATGGAAGATTTTCTCGCACCGGCAGTCCCCACTTAATCTCGTGGTACATCAGTCCCCATGTGGCAGTTTCCGGAAACAGCTGGTTTAGAATATCCTCAGCTATTTCTCTTGCCGTGTCGTATTCCTGGCCCATGACCTCATACAGCCACTTTCCGACATAGGAATTGTCGTAAAAGCCATCTGAAACTGAGGCAATCATGTTCTTTGCACTCTCGCTGACCGGGAAATTCTCTAAATCAAACTTTTCCACATTCACACCCCCTAACTAAAATTAAGGGTACCGGTGTCCGGGTACTCCTCGCTTTTCAGAGTGATGTTCTGCATTTTCCCATTCATTGTGAATGTTTCAAAGTCCTCGACTCCTGCGATTGCAGAAATCAACGGTCTTACGTCGTTGTACCTCAGAACTCCTTCGGTTTTCGCCTGTGCATAGACCGCTCTCACAGCTTCCGTAAAGTCTGCCTTGATTTGCTCAATGCCAGTTGTTTCATCGTAGCTGAGTCCTGTAATAACATAATCTACGGCAACCGTTGTGGCTGCCGCACAAGTCAGTTCTGCTGTTCCGGTAGGAAGCAATCTTGCTGACCTATCATTCGGAGAAACGATGTAGTTATACACGTCCTGCACTAGCTTCGCATTGGCTGGTTTTCCGTTTCCGTCTACCAGCACCAGTTTCACCGTGCCAGGACCATTCCAAACAGGAATAACTATCGCATCTCCTGCTCCTGCCTGCTTTGCCCATCTCTTATAGTCCGTATCGTTCCCCAGGTATGTCATGCTGTTGTCGTACTCTGCAGCGATCCTGTCGTAAAAATCATCGTCTGTCTCTCTTTCAGTACCGCCACGAATAGGCTCCGGATTGTTAATCTCGGTCACATTCTTATCGGGTACCATCATCAGCACGACCGTATTCGCCGCTACATTAGAACCTGTGCCTGCTTCAACCGCTGATACCGGTATAAGCACTGATCCTTCGCCTCCAACAACCGCATCCTTTGTGGTGGCATACTCAATCGACGGGCCGGTTTCGGTTG